AAAATTTGTATTAGTATTTTGCATTATCTTAATTGTAAACCCTGTGCCAGATATGTTAGAAAGTTGAAAGAAATCTCCACCTTGAGCATTTTGAATTGTAATACCAATACTAGGTAGAAACGCAGTTGTTGACCCACCTAAAAGGCTGGTTCCAGTAAAAAACGGATTTGCAAAAGTCACTGTTTTACCAGAAGATGATGTACCAGAATCAATTTTAGCTGTGCTTACTTCATTATTGTCATTTATGTATTTTCTTTCTGTTCTTGATTCAAAAGAAGCAAACACTCCAAGTTGTTGAACTGAAATATTATGTGCAGAAGATTCAGACTCAACATCTAATCTAAATTGAAAACCTTGTCCTTTGTATGTTCCATTTGCAAATGTATTGAAAGGTTTTCCAGCAAAATCAGATAGTTGATAGCTTGAACCGTTACTAGGTGCTGAAGAAGTAGATCTTACTTTCATTAATGCACTTACGTCATCAACTTGTGGACCGTCAAATTCACCATCAGTAGCATAGTCATCCCAAAATGTTCCTGCTGGTATTAACTGATCTATAGTGTTTACAAAAGCAAAAGTACAGGTTGAAGAAGATATAGTTGCTGATGCTGTTGATGTAATTTGAAAAGTATTTGTTGTGACTGAACCGTTATTTATTCGATAAACACCACTAGCACCGCCTCCAGCTACAGCTACAAAATTTATATAGTTACCTTGTGATCTTCCATGATTATTTGAAGTTATTGTTATTGTCGTTCCAGATTGCGTATATGCTGCTGTAATTGTTTGACCACCTTCAGCGAATCCAATACTCTGTATTAATCTTTTTAAATTAACAGAAAACACATTTTTTAAATCCATAATAACCGCAAAATCGTATGTTCCTGTAAGATTATTTGCAGTATTTGTTAGCTGAAGAGCATCACTTACAATAGATAAATTATTTTTTGTACCTGCAAATGCGGTTGGAGTATCTGTATCTTCTCTATCTTCAAGTATTTGAATACTATCAATTAAATCAGGTTCATCTAAAATTATGCTTGTTTCATCTTCAGAAAATCTGGCTCCGTCATCTTGAAATTTTAAAATGTACTCACCTTCTAAAGATGGTACATCTGCCATTGTTGAGTTTCCAGCCAAAGCAGGTACTAAATCAACCGAGTTTTGAAATGTGCCTGTTCCATCTGTCTTATTGCTATGTCTAACATAAACTCTTCCACCATGTATAACATCTGCATCTGTAGCAAGATCCCATCTTAATCTTACTAATTTATTAGTTAGAGGTTCTAAAGATAGATTTTGAACAGGTCCAGGTTTTGCAGTTTTACCTACTGCAAGAAAATTAAGAGTAGACGGAGTTGTTGATAATACTAAAGCAGCGTTATAAGAGTAAACTCTAAATTCATAATCGCCAGCAGCACTATCAAATATTTCAAAATCAGGTCTAAAAACATTAACACTTGTCCAGTTTGCTCCGTTATAACGATACTGAACTAAATATTGTTGAACACCTGTTACTACTTGCCAAGATAATATTATTTTTGTTGTAGCTACGTTATTTATAACAATAGTTCTTTCTTGAGCACTTAATCCACTTGGAGGGTTTTTAGGTTCGTTTAATAAAGAGATATTTCTTTCTGGTAAGGAATCATTTGTTTCTATGTTTGCATATTTACCAGGAACATAAGTCAAAGCTGTAACTGCATAATTTATACCATCTTTCTCCTCTACTGTTATCACTCTAAAAGTTTGCGGTTCTAATGTTGAACTAGAAACTAACCATAATGTGTTTTCATTTGGCGTTTCAGTAAATGGAGAAGAGACAGTTATAACCGATCCACTAATACTACTAATATTTTGTAGCTCCACAGAACCACTAGGTAAAAGTAAACTCAGTGTTTGATTTGTTCCTGTTACACCACTTAAGTCTTGGTTATTGTCAACAGTAATTTGTGTTTTGGCATTATTTATCGACTTTAGTCTGCCTGATCTTCTAGAAGAAGCTCTTACTGGATCATTTATAGATATAACATTTCCTGGTCTTATTAGTGCACCTGCGTCTATTGATGTTGTAAAACTAACCACTTCAGATTCTTGTTCTTCAGAGAAAACGATTGCTTTTGCTAATCTTCTTGCTTGTGTTCTTGATGTACAACCAAACGCTTTTACTGTCTTTTTTACAACACCTAATTTATTTACTCTTGCAACTTGAACAGGATCATCTGGATCGTCACCATATACTTCATAATCTATTTCTTTACTATCCATATTAAAATAGCTAACAGCAACAATCGAATGTCGTTGTTTTAAACTGCTTCCAGAATATGAAAATCCAGCTTCAGTTACGTTGGACAGACTAAATAAAAAACTTGGGTCTGTTGGAGCGTCTTGTGAAATTGTGATTGACCCAGACTCCCAAATAGGAAAGGCTCTCATAATTCCAGCTAATTCATTAATTAATGTAAAAGCTTCTGTTGACCCTTGTATATTGACATTACAACTAAATCTAGGTTCAGTAACATTATTATCAGTTATAAGAGTATTCGCATATTTAGATGCTTGTACAAAACTAAATAAATCTAAATCGCTATCACTAATATGATCTCCTAAACCATACCTTTGAGTAGTTAAAACGTCTAACAATATCATGGCAGGGCATGAACACCATACAGCAGCACCCATCGTTCCATTAAATATGTAATTGGATGGATATATTATTCTGCCTGTATCACTGTCAACAGTTGGAGTGCCTGTATTATTAGCACCTGCACCTGGAATCCTTACTTTTATACCACGAATACGAAAAGACCTTTGAGGTACAGAACTAAATTGTTCAGAACTTAATCTTAATGTTGAATATGCAGAGTTAGGATAATCTCTTTGCTCGTCAACTATTTCTTCAACTCTGGTAACTTGAAAGGTATCACTGACAACTGTTAGATCCGTAGAATTATCTGTTTCTCTTTCTACTCTTATTGCTGCTTGAGTATAATTAGATGGTAAATCTATTCTAAATTCTCTCGAATAAGGGTCAACCGTTCTACCTGTAATAGTTTCTTCAACTTTCGTTTCAAAATTACCACCATTTATTTGTCTTTTAATTAAGTACTTAACTGATGTACCTAAAATATCTCCATTAGTTTCAAACTTTTGAAGAGTGTTAAAGGTAATTGTTACCTCAACTGCATCTTTACCAGTGGTAATATTTTGACTTGTAAAAGGTGAACCTTTAGAAACAGCAACACTTTGAGAAAGTATAGATGTAGCAGTTTTCTTAAACCCAGGAACGTGTGATTGATTAGACGTACCAAAACGAGGTGTAAATGTTACGTCTTGAAAATTAAAGTCACTATCTTCTAAATTACCTATTTTCGCAGCAAAAGCAGAATTAGATAATGTTGTATCTACACTTATAATAGGAGTACTATTTAAAAATATGTCTGCTAAACAGGCATTATTGTAATTAGCATTATTTCTTGCAATACCTTTTTTAGAAGGAGTAGCCCACCCTTCAATCTCACCTTCAGATAATAAATCTTGGACAGTAGCAAATTCTTTACTATTTAAAGTATCTTCTGCTCTTATCGGTTGTCTAGGTTCTGGTTGCCCTTTTGAACCTCTAATAATTTTACTCATTGTTAATCAGTTGCAGTAACATCATTGGTGTCAATTCCTGCTGAAATTACAACCGATCCAGTTACAATCTCACCGTAGACTAAAGGTATGGTAGTTCCTGCTCTACTTGTATTTTGCACTCCAGAAAAGCTAAATGATATTCGTGGATCTTCTTCGTCTTGAAATTGAGGTGTTTTTGGTAAAGGAAACAAAATGTCTGAAACACCTTGTAAAATTAATGAAGCTCCCACAGCACTAAAAAAATTACCAACACCAGCACCAAACCCTGTAACTATACCTCCTGTAAGTTCTGCTCCTGCTTTACCAAACATTCCAGCACCAGGGAATAAAAAGGAGGCTCCTATTAGTAATCCTCCTAATAAAAACTTTCCTGTATTTCCACCAGCACCAGTTATTACGGGAACAATACTTATATCTGCTTTACCAATAGGATTGTGTATATCTTCTTTACCTATTTCATAATTATCGACTATAACTTTGTAGTATCTCTGATTCATGTGTGCCTGTAATCCATCAAAGTTAGTTACTAAAAACCTAATAGCATCAGCAGTGGAATTTACAACAGCATCTAACTCTTTATAACCTACAAAGTCAGCTAGTTCTCCATAAAGTTTAACTTTCTTGAGCATAGCGATACCTCTTACCAGTACATTTTAACAACCATTCAGAGTAAGACTCTCTACAAGATA